GCTGCTGGTATGATGGACTATACTCCTGCATTATCAACACAATTAAATGTTGATGATACTGGTAATACTTTTGTTGGTGTCTTAAATGGCAAAATGAAAGTGTATATCGATCCTTATGCTACTGGTGACTTCGCTCTTGTTGGATATAGAGGAAACAATCCTTATGACGCAGGTGTATTCTACTGCCCATACGTTCCATTAACAATGGTTAAAGCCGTTGGTGAGAACGATTTCCAACCAAGAATCGGATTCAAAACTAGATATGGAATGGTTGAAAATCCATTTGTATCAAGAGATGCTATTGATTACACTGCAAGGGGTAACCAATACTTCAGAATCTTTAGAGTAGACGACATAATGGTTGACTAATCATTAGTTTACACTAATTTTAAAGGGAGGCTTAGGTCTCCCTTTTTTTTATGTATAAATAAGTATATGACTACATTAAATAAGAATTTTTTATCGCCAATTGGATTTCAGTTTTCTATCGATCGTACTAAGTATGCTAATATAGAATATTTTTGTACAGCCATATCATTACCTGATATATCACTGCCTGAATCACCACAACCTTATAGGGGTGTTAATCTAGCATTTGAAGGTGACCGACTACAGTTTGGCGATCTTTCAATTACGTTTAATGTCACTGAGGATATGGAAAACTATATTGAGACCTTTGACTGGATGCATAGATGTATTAGTGAAAAGGAAGATCAAAAGGAAGATGCCGAGCTTATAATTCTTAATAGTCATAACAATACAACAAAAAGAGTAAAGATAAAGGACGTATTTCCTATTGCACTATCAGAACTAGCATTTGATGTAAAAACAACTGAAGTAGAATATTTACAAGCAACAGTTACCTTTGCCTACTCAACATATGAATTTGTAACATAACACTTTACTTTTGTTACTAAATATAGTATAATAACATTATGAACAATCTCGAACAAATACACGCAATGTGGAAAAAAGATTCGGTTATAGATGAAATGAATCTTGACGAATCTTCCCGACAATCAGCTAACTTACACTCTAAATATTTAGAGATACTAAGCGTTAACAGACTTAAATTAAAAAAACTTGACATGGACTTTAAAGTATTGCTTAAAGAAAAGTTTATGCATTATAATGGTAAGTTATCACAAGAAGAAATGGATAAAAAAGGATGGGATTATGACCCACTCAATGGACTTACTGTGTTAAAAAGTGATATGGATAAATGGTATGATTCTGACCCGGTAATACAAGGTCATCAGATTAAAATGGAATACCAAAAAGAAATGTGTGATACACTTAAAGAGATAATGGAAAACATTAAGTGGCGACATCAGAACATTAAAAATATGATTGAGTGGAGAAAGTTTACTAGCGGAATATAATGGAAACATTAACTATTAAAAAGAAGAACGAGGCGTTCTTAAACATTGAGACTGAACCCAGTATTGAAAGAGAGCTCTCAGAGCACTTTTGTTTCTTTGTTCCTGGGTATAAGTTTATGCCAGCATATAAGAATAGAATGTGGGATGGTAAAATAAGACTATTTGACCAGAGAAAAAAGACCATGTATTGCGGACTGTTTAAGTACATAAAAGAGTTTGCAGAAACACGTGGTTATAATATAGTTACTGCGGATAATGACCGATATGGTAGTCCAGGTGATATACAGGAAGTTGACCTTAAATATATAACTGATGGGTTATCACTTACGGCGAGTGGTTCTAAAATAGAACCTAGAGATTACCAATTATCAGCACTTGAACATGCGTTATCTAATAAGAAATCACTTTTATTATCACCCACTGCATCAGGTAAATCACTTATTATATACATGGCGATTAGAGCATTTCTGGATTCTAGTAACCTTAATGTTCTTATTATAGTACCTACTACATCACTTGTCGAACAAATGTATTCAGACTTTGCGGACTACTCACAGACAGATGATTGGTCTGCAGAAGAAAATTGTCATAAAATATACTCAGGACGCGAAAAATATAATCTTACTCAAAGAGTTATTGTTACTACCTGGCAGTCAGTATATAAACTTCAGTCTAAATGGTTTGAGAATTTTGGAATGGTCATAGGTGATGAGGCACATCAGTTCAAGGCTAAGTCACTTACTTCTATTATGGAAAAATGTACTAATGCTGAATATAGAATGGGTACTACAGGTACACTTGACGGGACTCAAACACATCAGTTAGTATTAGAAGGACTGTTTGGTCCAGTTCATAGAGTAACTACTACCAAGAAATTAATTGATAATAAGGATCTTGCTGAACTAAATATTAATATACTTCTTTTAAAATATAAAGATGAGTATAGTAAAGTAAAAAGAGATTATCAAACTGAAATGGATTTTATAGTACAGTATGAGCCAAGAAATAAATTTATATCTAATTTGGCTATTAAGAGTACTGGTAATACATTGGTTTTATTTCAGTATGTTGAGAAACACGGTAAACCTTTGCACAATATGTTAAAAGATAAGATAGAAGAAGGTCGACAGCTATTTTATGTATCAGGTGAAACCGATGTCGACACTAGGGAGAAAGTTCGTGAAATCACTGAAACACAATCCAACGCCATTATTGTTGCTTCCATGGGTACCTTTTCTACTGGTATTAACATTCGTAATCTTCATAATATTGTCTTTGCTAGTCCATCTAAAAGCCAAATTAGAGTCCTTCAGTCAATAGGTAGAGGGTTAAGAAAATCTGTAAATGGTAAACCTACTACTATATATGATGTTGCTGATGATTTACATTGGAAAAGTAGAAAGAATTATACCTTAATACATGCGGCAGAGCGCATAAAAATATACTCTAAAGAGAAATTTACCTATAAAGTTTACGATATAAATATTTAATATGATTATAAGACAATTTAAATTACTTAACGGAGATGATATTATTGCTGTATTACAGACTAAGAATGTAGACAATTATATTATAGAAAGACCCGTGCAGATTATTGATACGTTATTGGGTCAGCTGACATTCAACCATTGGTTCCCTCTCTCGTCACAGAAGATATTTAAATTATATAAGAATAGATGTATACAACACGTTCCAATTGATGCAGATGTCGAACATGCATATACACAATATATACTAAATACTAAAGAAAATAAGCAATATAATTTTGGAGACAATAAAGACCTAGCTAATACTTTATTGGAAAAGACTAAAGAATATAACAGAATGATGGAAGAGATTACGGATGATGACTATAATCCACCCTTTGACCCAGATGAGAGTGATCCAACGATACATTGATAATAGTATACCTCTAACCTCCCGGTTGACTTATATATTATATCACAAAAAGAGCAGTTTGTAAAGTGTTTTGTTAAAAAAAGTTAAAATAAATAAATTAAATTAGGGGTTTACATTGACCCCGAAATGTAGTATAATATAACATTATGGAGAATAAAAATGGCTAAAAACAAGGCACATTATGTAAACAATAGAGACTTTTCTGAAGCAGTATACAACTATGCTGTAGAAGCTCAAAAGTGCAAATTAAATGAAGAACAAGTACCGACTGTAACAAATTACATTGCAGAATGTTTTATCAAGATCGCAGAAGGGCTGTCCCACAGGCCGAACTTCGTTCGGTATACTTATCGTGAAGAAATGGTAATGGACGCAGTAGAAAACTGTTTAAGGGCTATCGGTAATTATAATATCGAGGCTGCAACAAGGACAGGTAAACCTAATGCATTCTCATACTTTACTCAGATATGTTATTTTGCATTTATTCGTAGAATTACTAAAGAGAAAAAGCAACAGGACATAAAATTTAGATTCATTGAGAAAATGGGTATTGAAGACTTTGTCCAGATGGGTATGGATAACGAAGGTGCTGAACAAACTATGGCCTATGTTGATACGCTAAGAAGTAGAATATCACAAGTAAAGGCAAAGGACACAGCAATTAAGAAATTCGCAAAAGAGGAAAAAGCCAAAAAAGAGAAATTAGAACTCTTTATGGTTTAATATATGAAAGTAGCAATATTGAACGATACGCACTGCGGTGTAAGAAACTCATCGGATATTTTTTTAAAGTATCAAGAAAGATTTTATGAAGAGGTATTTTTTCCATACCTAAAAGAACATGACATTAAGAACATACTTCATTTAGGTGATTACTATGAACATCGTAAGTTTGTTAACTTTAAAGCCCTTAACGCTAATCGTAAACACTTCTTAGAACCTATGAGAGATGCTGGAATTACTATGGATATCATTCCTGGTAACCATGATGTATACTTTAAGAATACTAATGAACTATGCTCACTCAAAGAACTTCTAGGTTACTTTACAAGTAATGTTAATATCATTATGAAACCTACAGTGCTAGATTATGACGGC